CACAACTTTGGTACCGCCCCCACTCGCGGCAGCGGCACTGCTGATACCTTCAAGGCTGCGCTGTATCTGGCCTCGGCCACGGTGAACGCAAGCACCACGGCATACAGCAGCACGGGCGAAGTGACCGGCACCAACTACTCGCCGGGTGGCGTGACGGTGACCAACGCTACCGCCCCGTTGTCGAGCAACACCTCAACTACGGCAGGCACGGGCTACTGGACGCCTTCGGCCAGTCTGACCTATACCAACGTCACGCTGTCCACGGCGTTTGATGCGGTGTTGATCTACAACTCTACCCAGAGTAACAAGGCTGTTAGCGTGCACACCTTCGGTTCACAGACCGTGACCGCAGGTACGTTCACCCTGACGATGCCCTCGAACACCACTTCGACTGCTCTGCTGCGTCTGGCGACGACCTAATCTGGCTCTAGTAAAGGAGCCGGGTTGTGCCTACCGCATGGGGTAGTGGCACCTGGGGTAGCGGCGCTTGGGGCGGACTTGGTGAAACCCTAACAGGTGACGACGCTCGGGGTTCCGCAGGTAATGTAGGGGCGAACGTAACGCTCGCCCTGACGGGCGTTGCCGCCACCGGAACTCCGGGGACCATCGCCATTAATGGGCGCAATCTTGCGCTCACGGGCGTTGCTGCGTCTGGAGATGTTGGTACCGTCACTGAAACCAACAGTCCCGCAGAGGACAGCGTTCTTGCCAACGGCTTTGTTGGCACAGCATCGCCCACGACTACTGTTGCGCTGTCGGGGGTTACCGCCGCAGGTGCAGTTGGTTCTGTAGAGGTAGGCGCACGCACTGTCGCTATTACCGGCGTCTTTGCTTCTGGCGATGTAGACAGCGTTGCAGATTCCACCTCGGTTGCGCTTACCGGTGTCACGGCCGAAGGCGTTCTAGACGATGTTGATCCGTTCCCGAACCCGCTGATTTCGGGCCTTCACGCAGATGGAAATGCGGGCGATGTTGGAAGTTCTCGCACCGTAGCCCTTAGCGGCGTCAGCGCAGACGGTCAGACAGGGGTTGTTGATCCCATAGTCAGTCAGAGCGCAGATGTCACGGGTGTTCAGGCAGATGGCGCGGTTGGTACCGTGTCGATGGGCGAGCGCACGGTGGCGCTCACTGGGGTTAGCGCATCGGGTCAGGCTGGTGATGTAACCGAGACAAACGCCCCTGCCGAAGATGGCGTTATTGCCATCGGCTCGGTCGGCACAATGGGTGTCGGCCCTCACGAGTTTGCTCTTACCGGTGACGAGGCTCAAGGTTCTGTTGGGTCGGTTACAAACAGCATCACGATTGCGCTGACCGGCGTTGTCGCAGCGGGTCAAGTTGAAGCAAGCGGTAGTTCTCGCACCGTTGCTCTGACTGGTGTTCAGGCAAATGGTCAGGTTGGTAGTGTTGTCCGCCTTGTTGAGCAGCCCATCACGGGGGTTTCTGCTGCGGGGCAAGCCGGAAATATCTCCGTTGGAGAACTTACGGTTGCGCTGACCGGCGTTGCTGCTGAGGGCAGAACGGGCGACGAAGGGCGCGATGTCACGGTCGCCTTAACCGGAGTCACGGCTTCTGGACAGGTTGGAAATGTTATTCGGTTGATTGAGCAAGCACTGACTGGTGTTGCGGCTTCGGGCGCGGTTGGCAGCGTCAGCATGGGCGAACGCCTAGTGGCTGTTACCGGTTGTCAGGCGATGGGTAATGTCGGAAACTTCGGAGTGTTCTACTGGAGTCTGATCGACGACTCGCAAAACGCAAATTGGCAAGAGATTGGGAACACCCAAACTCCCGGTTGGAATCTGGTAAACACGGAATAGGAGCATTAAATGCCCACCACTTATACCTCTCTCATCGGCTTGGCACTCCCCGCAACGGGTGAGTTGTCGGGCACTTGGGGCGCGACGGTCAACGACTACATCACGCAATATGTTGATGCAGCAGTTGCCGGTGCCCAGACCATCAGCGGTTCTCAGACGGCTGTAACGCTGTCTGTCACCAACGGCACATCACTGTCTCAAGCGGGCTCAGGCTCGACTGGCTCTGCTCAGTACCACATCATCAACTGCACAGGCAACCCCGCCGGTGCGCTGACGGTGACGGTGCCAAGTTCTAGTCGAGCATATCTGGTACTGAACAACACCTCGACCAGCCAGACGGTTACGGTCAAGGGCGCTGCGACGACTGGCGTGGCCGTTGCGGCGGCGCGGGCTGCATTGATTGCCTGGAACGGCTCAGACTATGAGTTGGTTGCCACGGATGATGCGTCCAAGATGAACGGCATCTTGGCTGTTGCTAACGGCGGTACTGGGCAGACTTCTCTAACCGCCAACTATGCCCTGTTTGGTAACGGCACCAGTGGTGTAAACGCATCTTCGCTGTTGCAGATTGTTAGCAGTTATATCCGCCCAACGGCCTACGCCGATACGGTTGTAGCAGCAGGCAACACAGGCACAGCCCTGACACTGACCTGCACCAACGGCAACGTGTTTACAGCAACCCTGACGGGTAACGCGACAATTACGCTGTCTTCGCCAGTTGGCTCAGGATCATCAACTTCCATCACGTTGATCTTGACGAACGACGGCACTGCCGGTAGAACTGTGGCTTGGGCCGGCGGTAGTTTTGTTTTCCCCGGCGGGGCAGCGTCCCTGTCTCGTACAACCACGGCGAATGCCGTTGACGTTTGGGTCTTCTTCACCCCGAACGGAGGCACGACGTGGTACGGCAATATTGCCATGAAGAACATGACCGCTTAATAGGAGCAGAAAATGGCTTTGACCCCCGAACAGCAAGCAGAGATTGAAATGCAAGAGGCCCGTGAAGCGGGTCGTCGCGCCCATGAGCAAGCAATGGAAGCGGGTCGTCGCGCCCATGAGCAAGCAATGGAAGCCGCTCGTCAGGCAAATGCACTGGCCGTCATTCAAGCGCAAACCGCTGCTCAAGCGGCGGCAGTGACAAAACAGGCCCGTTTGGAGGCTGTGCGTATGGCCAAGGAGACTTTGATCGAAAACGCCCGCAGCAAACCTGTGGACGCGCGTGACGTTTCCGCTGCTGACATCACGGCGTTTGCACAGGCGCTCGTCAACTATGTTGATGCTTGATGCAAGGCTTTGCCTACTTCCCGGCTATCGTCTACCGAGATGAGCGGCCCGACTTGGCTGAAAAGGTTCTGCCGACATGCATCCAATACTTGGATCAGGTTCGCAAGCCCGAGTGGCCGATGTCTCAGTCCGCCCATCTCGCGCACGATCCTGCCTTCAGGGAAGTGGCAGACTACCTTCTGCTGTCGTCCGTGGAACTGCTTCGTGGTCAGGGCTACGCGGTAGACAAGTACGACTTCTACCTCTCCGGCCTTTGGGCGCAGGAGATCAATCGGGGCAGCGGCACCGACGTGCATGTTCACAAAAACAGTCAGATGTGCGGGTGGTTCTTCCTCGAAACTCCGCAGGGCGGCGCGTATCCGATCTACCACGACACACGCATGAACAAGTCCATGATCGAATTGGACTTCGTGCAGAGCGAAGAGGTCAGCAACGCCACCAACACCATCCACTTCAACAACATGGTCCCAGGGTCCGTGATGTTCGCCAACTCGTGGATGCAGCACCAACTTACCGGCAGCAACGCCGATACCCCAACACGATGCATTCACTTCATCGTTTCTCACAAGGAGCGCCTGTGCAGCATGTGCTGACGCCTTATGCCGCAAACATCGAACCTTTTGTTTGGTGGGAAAACGGTTTTACGGAGCAAGAACTTAATTGGCTCCAAGAACAGGCCATCAAAGCGGATCAGCGAGCGCAAGTCGGTGGGAGTGCGGATGAGGAAACGCTTAGGCAGATTCGTCGGGCGCAAGTATCATGGCTTCAAAAGACGCCGGATACTGCCTGGGTGTTTGAGAAGTTGGGGCACATCGCCTCTTCTCTCAATTCACAATATTATCGGCTTGACCTGACGGGGTTTGGCGAAGCCTTGCAGTTGACGCACTATGATCAATCAGAACAGGGGATGTACGGATGGCATCAAGATTACAACGCGAAGGTCAGCCGCAAACTAAGTCTGGTGCTTCAACTAACCGACCCGAGCCAATACGAGGGGGGAAACCTTCAAGTGCTTACTGGTGGTCAGCCGCAAACCGTTCGCAAACAGCGGGGTCTGGTGGCAGCATTCCCTTCATATGTACTCCACCAAGTAACCCCCGTGACAAGCGGTAACCGCCAATCCCTCGTGGCCTGGGTGTCTGGACCTGCATTCCGATGAACGCCGAATACAAAGACTTTATTGCCATCTACCGGGATGTGTACCCGGAGGGTTATTGCCAGCATCTGATCAAAGAATTTGATCGTTTGGTGGAATCTGGCGCGGGCACCAACCGTCAGCGCGGTGAAGGTGCATTAAAACATAACAAGAATGACATGCAGTTGGGGCTAAATTTTGGGGTGCACTCCGCCCAGGATTTTGATGGCGCTCCAGCCACTCGTGTGTTTTTTAATGGGCTTCAGCAATGCTACGACCATTACACAGAACAGTTTTCTGTGCTAAAAGACAGCAACATTCGCGGCACTGCTATGAAAATGCAGCGGACCGATCCTGGCGGCGGGTATCACGTATGGCATGCTGAGCAAGGTAATAAGGAGCATGCCGAGCGTGTTCTTGTGTACATGCTGTACCTGAATGATATTGGTGAGCAGGATGGCGGAGAAACGGAATTTTTGTATCAACGTCTTCGACTGCGCCCAGAAACCAACACCATGATTGTTTGGCCCGCCGCATATACGCACGCGCATCGCGGCAATACTGTGTTGGGCAATGAATCAAAATACATCGTCACAGGATGGTTTTACTATGACTGATGTCAAGCATTTTGAAAAACACGGTTGCGTACTCGTCAAAAACTTTATTGACGAACAAACAATTGCCGTAGTTTCGCAGTATTTTGAAAACAAAATACGCCGTGGAGAATGGACGGAAGGCAAAGAACCGGGAGTAACAACCTCTCGGTATTTTTACTATGCTGACCCCTTGGTAGAGGTTCTCTTAAATTCTAGTAAATCGGCCGTAGAGGATGCGACTGGCAAAGAGTTGCTACCAACGTATTCATACTCAAGAATATATCAGCCTGGAGAGCGACTTGCTCCACACGTTGATCGCCCTTCATGTGAGATCAGCGTAACAGTCAACGTGGCTACTGTGGGAGAGATGTCTCCTATTTACACCCAGTACGGGCAAAACGATCCAGAAAAACACGTTCTTAACCCTGGAGACGCGGTTATTTACATGGGCTGCGATGTCATGCACTGGCGGCAGTCACTTAAAGAAGGCCAGTTGAATGTGCAGTTCATGCTGCATTATGTTGACAAAAACGGCCCTAATGCAGAATATGCAAACGATAAACGGCCAGCATGCGGGTTTCCTACAGAAACAAGGAGTCAATAATGCCAGCAGGAACGCCTAAAGTTGCATTATTTGGTAGAGCCCTTGTTCCGGGCGGTAACCAAACATTCAATGCCTCCGGCACTTTTACAGTGCCTGTCGGCGTTACACGCATAAGCGTTACCGGTAATGGTGCCGCTGGTGCTGCGGGTAATCCCGGTAATGCGGGTAATTCGGGTGCTGCGGGTAATCCTGGTAACTCCGGTAATCCGGGTCGTGGCGGCGGTGGTGCTGGCGCGGGGGGTAGAGTTATTTTCCAAAACCCGTCCTGCGCCGTTCTTGAGGGTCCTGGTGGTAGCCCTGGCGCGAGAGGAGGGTCTTCTACGTGTCAAGGCGGTTCCGGTGGGCCTGGAGGTAATCCAGCCGCTAATGTGGTTACGGGCACTCCTGGAGGAACTGGGCCTTCAGGAACTAGCGGTACTTCAGGAAATCCAAATGGCGTGACGGGTAATCCAGGCAATCCTGGTAACGCAGGCAGCACCGGCGCTTCTTCTTCTGGATTTTCTTTGACTTTCCTCGGCGGTGCTGGCGGGAATGGCGGGAATGGCGGCACGGGTGGAAATGCCGGTGCGGGTGGAAATGCAGGTTCTGGTGGGTCTGGCGGAAGCGGCGGCGGAGGCGGTACTCGCTGGCGTGTGTACATGAACGCGCCGCCTTATTGCTGGCCTCCAGGCGAAAATCTTTGCTTTTACATTAGTGGTCCTGGCGGAGCGGGTGGTTGCGTGGGGGGTGCTCCAGGCAACGCTTCAGGCGGAGGCGGCTACGGGGGCGGTGGGGCGGGTGTTTGCAACAACGCTTCTGGTTATGTGGCTGGAAATCCCGGAGGCGGGATTGGCGGTCGGAGAGGAGTTTGTGGCGAAAATAGCAACGCAGGAGTGGCAAATGCTGTAAGAGCCGGAGGGGGTGGTGGCGGCACGTCCGGATGTGCTGGAAACACTAATTTCCAGGGCTCTGGAGGTGGTGGTGGAGGTGGCGGCAGAGGCGGGGTTGGTAGCGGCGGTGGCTCTGGTGGGGCTGGTGGCGCAGGCAACCCAGGTAACCCAGGCAACGCGGGGTCTGCTGCTACGCCTTCAACCTCTAACTGCGTATCCGTGACGCCGGGCAGTTCCTACCCCATTACAGTTGGTAGCCCGGGCGGGCAACTTGTTGTTAGTTGGAATCCGCAATGAGTATTTCAAAAGCACAAAAGAAAATAGAAGAAGAACGGTTTCTTCGAGACCTTAAAGCGTCTCAAAGCAGGGCGCGTTCCGTCAGTGTCGGCACTTGCTTTGGCGGCACGACGGAACTTAATATGCGCCTTGATGACGGCACGAGTGTGTGGTGCCCAATGCAGCCTGTTGAAGTCGTTGAATTAATCCATCAGTTGGCTGCAAACGTTGGATGCCATATTGCGCTGAAACCGAGGGATGATTTCTCAAGTTGGCGGGAGTGGCGAGTAAGTGAAGCCGAGAAGAAACATCTTCAGGGTCATGCCCCGTTTGTTAACGACATGGCGGTGTTTCAACAACTTGGCGCTTCTGGGTTTGATCAAGCCCAAGCGGAAGCAACAGTCACACATAACCTTGCGCAAAAGGAGTATGTGTATGTAAATGGTGGCGCTCAAAAAAAGGAGCAGGCAAATGAGCAAACTGTGGCAACTGAAAAAACTGTCGGACGGAAGCGCACTAAGCGAGCCGCAGCCGCTGCCTGAAAACTGGGGGCCGATCTTCGGCCTTCATGGCTTCATCGACCAGATTGGCGACCTGTCGTGGTTGGGTGAGCCCTACAACGATCAGGGATGGGTTGAGGTAGGCGACGCACCTCCCGGCCCTGCTACTTCGTCTGCGGCTGAACTTGCATGGGATCGCGCCAAGAAGATGTTGGCCGAGTCCGACTGGTCAGTGCTGCCGGATGTGCCTATGACTGCGGGCGACCGTGCGCTGTGGATTGAATACCGCCGTGCGTTGCGTGAGATTCGTCTTCAGGCAGGCTTCCCTGACAACATTCAGTGGCCGAAAGCCCCTGAGTGAACAAGTACACGATCCGGTTTAACAAGTCACGAGGACAACCGGGTCGTGGCTCTATGCTTCATGTCTGGCGCGTCTTTGAGGGCAGCAGGGAAATCCTTGCCAAGCACGTCAGGATCGAAACTCGGTCGTGGACGGAGTTGGATGCCAACGGGCAGGACTACAACATCGCGTGCCGTGGGCGCATGATGTTCTTTGAGGACACCGACACGGTGGTGATCACGGAGTAAATCATGGCATGGTCAGACGTACTCAAGGCAGTTATCCCCATCGTGGTGGCTGCGCTTGCTTGGCTCTTAGGCCAAGTGGCATCCTTCTCTGAGCGTCTGACCAAGATCGAGGGGCAGATGCCTGCCCTCATCACCAAGGAAGGCACCCCCACGGACAGCCCGATCAGCGCCGAGCGCAGGCAGATTCTTAAAGAACAACTGATGACTCACATCAATGAGTTGCAGGTCAAGGTCAGACTGCTTGAAGAGCGCGAGCGCATTGCCAAGGG